GGTGTGCGATAAACATGAAAATTTGGTGTTTTAATGAATAACTACTGGTTCGCACAAATAGCAGAAATACTTAAACGACACGACGACCAGAATAAACGGGTTGAGAGTGTCAGAAGGCAGCAGGGGGTATAACATTGAGCTAATGGGCGGCTTGCCGTCCCATTGTGCGGCGTGTTATAGGGGGTAGTATGGACAATGAGATGAGAATGGTGAATTCGAGCAACATTTGGTAAATAAGAGGTGGTAATGGCGTGGTATCAAGATAGTAAAACGGGCGCTATAGTTAGCCAGCGAAACGAGAATGCGCAGAGTTTAGGGCTATTCCATGGCTACACGTTTGAGCATTTTGAAAGTCCCAGTGCGCGGTTTATTAAAAATAAATGGCCTTACAATAAAGTTAAACTTGAAAATAATTAGGAGTGTGTAATAATTTAAACGTTGGCGGATAACTACCGCTCACAAGATTTACGCAGTGTGGAAGCTGCGAAAGGTTAAAAAATGTAAGTAGGGTTTATCAGTATGGTTCAAACGAGGTTTATATTTCCTTGCATTTGTACCGCCTCACTTCCATTGGGCCATACTAATAAGCCCTTTTTTGTATCTGTCCATTAAGTTGGTGATACCCTAAAGCTATCTCAAAGGGTAATTAGATAGCCAGATACAAACCCTTTCACAGCAAGACTGTTTATAGCTGGATTCTGAAATAGTGACAAATAGGTGTTTTTCTGAGGATTGCAAGCTTTGGGGAAATCAGTTTTGTTCGGTATTGGCAGAGGCGTAAGGCAATCATGATATCTTAGTCTTACGTTGTGGGTTCGATCCCCACTCCGGTGTCCAGCTATAAGCAGTCTATAAAGCACTTAACAGAGTTGATTAGTAGGTATACAGTAAGCCCATTAGGCCGAGGTCATAGATGGATGCTGCTTTAGAGTCCAGCGCAAACTTTAACAGTCAATTCTACTAAGTGCTTTAACTCCACAATATAAAGAGCCAGAGACTCTTTCTGCAAAACATCGAAATTTTACTTGTTAGATTAAACAAGAAACTTGTATTTATTCAGGCTTTGAGGGCGGCTATAAACAGCGTATTCGGATAAACATAAAGGGCGAGTTTTGGCAGCTCGGACAAGGAGTCTAAATGTTTGCTGATAATGAATAGGTATTAAACATGGTCTGCCATTGCAGGGTTTATCCAACAGCCCTCAAAGATATAGATCTATTTAACGTAAAGGAAATATAAGACATGAAAACAATACAAATTACAGATAAATACAGAGCAGTAGTAATACCTCACAATTACCAGCTTGAAGAATATCAAGAAGGCGGCGAAATGGTGAGAAATGTCGGAACTGGCGAAATGCAGGCTAAAAAATCAGGATGGAAAAAGCTCGATGTTTTCTATGCAAATTTAAACGCAATGGTTAAACATGTAGCTCGGTTAGAGTCGGACGAGAACGCGACAGATTTAAACGATTGGCTAACGTCATTCAAGTCTATTGTTGATGATATCGAATTTAATTAATAAGAGGGTTACAAGATGAATACTGTCTTAACGGTTATAGAAAATACAATTCGAATATCGTTTAACGTATTTGTAGGCACTTGCGTAGCTTACTATACATACCAATGGTTAATTAGTTAAATAAGGGGTAAGTAATGAACATACATGATTTAACTGAAAGCCTAATTTCCATCCTAAAGAAAACCGAGTATGGAAAGGAGTCATTCGGCAGTAGAGGTAGTGTTGTATCAGATTATGGTGGGGAGGCAGACGAAGCAAGAGTGGCAATATCGCAATGGATACAGGACAGCTTTAGCCAACAAATTATTGAAGTTGAGCAGTACAAACAGCGGGTTGTGTTTCTTGAAGAAATGGTTAAAAAGTCAACATTTGCGCCAATGGTCGATGACACGCCAAGGGGTGAGGAATTAATTGATTTACTATTACTAAAAATGCAACAAAGTGATTATTCAATAGTGAACGGTGAATACATTAGAGATTTGGAAAATAAAGTTATAGACAACTTAAGTAACAAAGATTAACCACTAAACAAGTAAACAAACTAAAATAGGAACGATGAGAAATGGCACAAGTAATAGACAAGGGCAGAATTGTAGCGGCGGTAGATCAGTATCCAGTCAAGGAAAATGGCCAACCACAATTTAACCAAGATGGAAGTCCAAAAATGAAGAATAAATGGATGGCTATCGGTGAGGCCACAAAATGGCAAAATGATGATGGTTCAGTGAGTGAAACTAGAAAGGTTTACTTGCAGCCGGTGAGCGTTGGCGGTAATTATTTCGAAGAGCGCACATTCTGGGATAGCGAAAACGCCCAAGTCCAGCAGCAAGCGCCGCAACAACAACAAGGTGGATGGAATCAGCAACCTGGTGGATTTGCGACACGCTAGACACATAATCTTATAATAAGGGGCAGAGCTTTTGCCCTCTTAATTAAATTGTTATGTGTTAATTACACTAAAAGGGGTTAAAAATGCCTGTAACATTTAAAGGCGATTGTACTTTTCAAGAGCGTGATGATGAAAATAAAGTGACCATCAATACTGTTGATGGGGTGCACTATGCACGCTGTGAGTGCGGTAACAAATGGGAATCAAAAGGAATTCCAAAAACGGTCTGTGATAAATGCAACAAAGACACACAACCATTTAAATAAACGGCGGCGTAGCAAGTCCGATTTGATTTGCTTGTTATGTTGCGAACTGCATAAGGGGGGTTAAATTGAAGCATTTGGATTTTAAACGTATTGTTGATGGTCTTGGTTTGCCTAATGTTCAGGAGTTCTTTAACGATCCAGAAGAGCCAGACCAATTACTGTTACGTCAGAATGAATTACTTAATCAAACTGTTCTACAAATGCAAGAGCAGATGCAATTAATGCAGCAACAACTAGATAACCCATTGGCAGAAGCTGAAATGGTTAAACGTGAAGGCGATATAGCCATTGCTCAGGGTAAGCTAGCTTTAGAGTCGGCCAAGCTACAAGAGCAGCAAAGGCAGTTTAACGTTGAGACAGCGCAAAAAGGTGTAAAACAACAAGAAGATACCGCTTTGAAACTAACTGAGTTAGAATTGCAGAACAATCAAGACGTTCCAGGTAGTTTAGTATGAAGAGTGAAGAGCAGCAAAAGCGCGAAGCTTTAAGTTATTTAAACAGGGCCAGTCAAGCAGATGCCCTATTAAAAAACCCTTTGTACATTGAGGCTATCAACGCCATGCAGCTTGCGATGCAGGAAACCTTTGCAGACACCAAGCTAGAGCAGGAGAAAGAGCGTCACGAATTATGGCAGCGTATGCAGTTGCTAAAACAGTTTCAATCCAAATTTGAGCACATTGTCAAAAAAGGAACGAAAGCACGAGAAACTTTAACATTACTCGAAAAGAGTAAACAATTTATAGGTATAAGATAATGCTAACAATCCCGAACGGAACTAGCGAACAAGATGCTATAAATAGAATCAAGGCAGCAAGAGGTACAGCGGAGCCGGAAGAGCCAACCCAGGAACCTAATGTTGTTGATGTGTCGAGTGACACCACCGACGAAATTATCGAAGAGGCCGAGGAGCTACAAGAAGAGGTAGCCGAGCAACCGGAAGAGATAGAGGAAGTTGAAGAGTCAGAGGAAGCCGAAGAAGAATGGTTTTTAGATCTGGATGGTGAGCAGTATTCCGATCCTCAAGTTAGAGAATGGAAGTCTGGCTATATGATGCAATCTGACTACACTTTTGCGAAATAGAAGAAAGTTGCCAAAAAGTTTTAAATAAACACTGGCCTATGCTGCCAATACATAAAGATATTAGAAAACTTAACTGAAATTGATAGGAGAATAAAATGAATTGGATAAGTGTAGATGAAAGACTGCCGAGTGTAGGGGAAAGAGTTTTGATTTTTACGACTCAAGTATTAGAAGCTGTTAGATATAAAGGTAAAAAATTTAATAGGTTTGGTTGTGGTTGCGAGCCTAGCCACTGGATGCCGTTACCGAAAAAACCACAAGACACATAACATTAAGCTCATGGGCGACTTGTCGTCCCATGTTGCGATGTGTTATATTCATCGCAACAATCCACTCATTGTTATCTCTCGTATCAAAGCCCGCTTAATTGCGGGTTTTTTATGCGTGTGTTAAAATTAAGCCATAGGAACCGCACGAGTCCAGAGCATGTCCAGAAAATACAAGCCCCAGCTGAATCTAAAGCAGGTGAAATCATTCACGCTGACAACTCGTCACGACTTCCCCAAAAACACTAATTTTATAGTATTTGTAGAGAATGACGGTTACTTTGCAATACCAGACGGCAGAACCAAGCAGGTCAACGCTAGGTGGATAGATACTGCATTTAGGCACAAGAAGATAGGCAAGGTTCAAATTTATGCCCAGACATAGAAATGAGCATTGCTACTATTGTGGCAAAAAGGGCAGGATTGAGTTTGCGATATATTACGCACCAAAAGACAAACTAAAAAAGCTAACAGACCCACATAATAAAATAGCAATTTGTGATAAATGCAGGATAGAAAATGGCTACACTAAGAACGATTCTCGTATTGTTTCTATTAACCCCATGTTTCGCGAAGGGTAACGGGGTTATAGATATTGGAGTCGAACAAGAAGAAAAGCAAATTCAGGCACTCGTTAGAACAAAAGGTGATCTTTTTGTGTCTTATAATTCCGTCGATGATAGTGTGGGCATGGCTTATGGGGTTCGTTTTAAAGGTGGTTTTGTACTTGCTGGCGTTAGTGATGAGAGTATTAACCTAAGTGTATTTTATCGGCCACCCAAAACCGAGGTTGGTATTGATTTTGGACTGGTTGACTCGGTTGGTGATACCAGGGTTAAATTAAATATGGGTTTTAGTTATTATATCGGTGACAACTTTGCAGTACATGCGAAAACAGATTTTGATAATATGTGGATAGGCGTTAGGCGATGGCTATAAGGGGCGCACAAAAGGATCGTGCAGCAAAGGGACTTGCCCCCTCGGGGTTTATTATTGATACAACACTATCTGAATATAATTACCTGGTCACAAGTACAGATGACGAAAGTAAGAAAAGAATTTATTTAACACGTTTAAGAAAACAAAAAGGAAAGCACGATGTTTAATTATGAAGATTTGCTGGTTGAGCTGGCACAAACAAATGATATAACTGTGGAGGTTGAGGGTTATAGCTTTAAGGCTTATACACTCTGTGACACTCACAAAGAATTATTACAGTCATGCGAATCAAGAGAAGAGCTGCTCGATGAGGTGTCAAATATTGCGCTGCGAGTTCGTGACAGCAGGGCCATTGAGTTTAAGGGCATGACCGAAGACAAGTTGACTAAGTTTTGGGCCAATGGTGAATATGAGGAGTTTGTTGATCCAAGTTTGCGTCATGCGTTCGCTGAAAATGCACTGGAACAATCCAACATGTTTGAAGTCTTAGAAAGATTTGAGCCGGTAGTGTTAGATGGTGACAACTTACCAGATTCAGATATAGAGCTTGACAATTTGGAAGCTCAACTTGCGGCAGATAGGGCACTGGCCAACTAATGACTATTGCCACCTTATTCTTTTTGGGGTATCTATTTGAAATAACGATAGGTGCGCTAACAAATAGGCGGCTAAAACGCTACAAGAAAGAGGACTACGATAAGGCGCTATACGACAATCACATCAACTCTAAAGAGTGGCGGATAACACGGTTAACGCGATTAGAATTGGATAATTACAGATGTGTCAGTTGTGGAAGGTATGTCAAAGAAAAATTTAACTGCCACCATCTCACTTATAAGAGATTAGGCAAAGAAAAACTAAAAGATGTGGTTACGTTGTGCGTACCCTGTCATCAAAAAGAGCATGGAAAATAAAATGATAAAAGAAATTCAACTCATCCCGCAAGATCGGTTTATAGATAAATATGATAAGTATGGCGATGAGTACCCAAACGCATTGGTTTACTTGAATAATTTCTCAGTGCCGATACTACAGACGTATTCATCTGACATAGAAAAAGGGTGTTACATTGAGGAGAACGAAGTTTCATCTAGTGTGCCTCTAACTTATTCTGTTAATTTCTGGTCGAAAGCTGAATTAAAAGGCAAACGCCCCTCTCGCGCCCTTAAGTCAGAAGATGGCTCGTTTGTGTTTGGGTTGAACTTTGAAGAGTACAGGGGTGTTTATAATGCATTTAATGGTGATCACGAAGAAAAGTTAAAACACGTTATTGAGCGCCACTTCAGAAACGTAGTGTTACCCGCATTGAGGGAATAGCTATGGAACCACTGAAAGCTGTTAAGTTGATTGTTATCCATTGCGCTGATACAAAAATAAGTATGAATGTCACAGTTTCTGACTTGCATCAGTGGCATGTTGTAGAGAATGGCTGGGATGAAATAGGCTATCACTACTACATTAAGTTTGACGGCACTGTACATAATTGTCGCGACACTCAATATGCAGGCGCTCACTGTAAGTCGGTTAACGATATCAGCTTAGCTATTTGTCTAGAGGGTGGTTATGGTGGAGGGGATAACTTTACAGACTTGCAAAAAGAGTCTCTTTCGTATTTGATTAACAAGATTAAAGCCGACCACCCCAATGCGGCAGTAATAGGCCATAACTCGATAGATGATAAAGCCTGCCCGTCATTTGATGTGGTGAAGTGGTATGAGGATAATGTGGAACTTAGCGGCTTAATTAACGCAATGGGCGGTTTACATGAATGAAGACGACATCAAAGAGCAAGTAAAAGACGCGGCAAGGCCAAAGATTACAAATGAAGTCTTGGAAGAGATTAAGCGCCAGAATAATCTAACGTTAATCACTCACAAAAAGCTCGATAATCTAATCGAAATAGAAGCTAAAAAAATTGATGTGATCGAGTCAATGAACAAGAGGCAGGCAAAAGAAAGCAAGTTTAACTTTCCCTTCGTGTTTTTTGGTACCGTGTTTGGTTATTCTGCCGTACATATTAGTATTTACGGTGCGGAGCATTACAAGGCTAAATTAATATTCTTCTTTGATTTAGTTGCGGGGCTTCTATCATGAATTTTTTAAGCGTTTTGGGCCGTTTGGTTTCACCCGTTACAAATACGATAACAAAAGTTAACGACAATAAAACAAAGATAAAAGAACGCCAGATAGAAAGGCTAACAAAGGCAGAAGATAAGCTTGCGGAGTGGGAGCTTATACAAGCAGAGAATGCAAGGAGTGGATGGCGTGATGATTGGTTTAGCATTATACTTTCAGTACCACTTGTTGGCGCATTTATACCACCGGCAGTACCTTTCATAATGAAAGGCTTTGAGGTGTTGGAGGGGATGCCAGAGTTTTATCAATATTGGTTAGCCGTGGCTATACTTTCATCATTTGGCATTAGAGCCATAAAACGATAGAATAACAATAAGCGCAACCCCGACCATTAGCCCCGAAAGGGGCATCTTTTTAGGTGATTAATGAGGCTGTTAGTTAAAAACACTCAAAACTCATATTTAACTGGAGATGTTTTAGTTATCACTGAAGACGGGCATTCGTTCGGTCGGTGGGAGTCAAAAAATGTTTTTTTAAACACATTGAAAGAATCTGAATCACCATTAGACTGGCCTAATCATTTTGTTATTGTAAACGTGCCAGGGGTACCGGCAGAATTGTATCAATACCTAATAGATGAGCTGGAAGATGGCCAGAGGCATTTCTATTTAGAGCCGCAAGGACCTGGCTCACCGTACTGGGGCGATTTAAAGGACTATGGCGAAGTAACAATTAACCAGTCGGAATTAGAGGCAGTGATTAGGAGTCGTATATAATGCCACAAAATGCAGAGATAGCCGCTAGTGGTGGCGACTACACATCAGACGTGGCATGGGGCGCTGCAGAGCAGGACAGTGATTATGGCGCACCTACAGTCGGGCGAGTTAATGGAGATATAACCAGAGCGGTCCAATACACTCACACAGGTACATGGACGAACGGCGCAAGGCTAGAAGCTTTTAGTAACGACTTTGACGGCGACACTAACAGCACTCACCCAAGAATAATCTCAACGGCTGGAATAAACCACACCAGAAACACATCAGGAACAACTCTAGAAATAGCTGGAATAGGCATTGTTAGTGGAAGCAGTAGCTTTACTCTAGATGTAAGGGCCACCGCTGGCAGCATTATAAACACTGATGGCGCGTACATTGAACACACCAACAACAGCATGGTATTAAACCAAGACACTGGCTCAATGACGTTGACAAATACGGTTGTGAACTCAACCGGAACAGGGCGGGTGTCAAATGATTCAGGAATTACATTTGAATCGTCAACTATATTTTCAGCAAGAACATTGGCAGGGGTTTTGAACAGTGGTACAGCAAACGATACTGTAGTTTACGCACCGGATGCAAACAGTTGTTACGCTGCTGGTGTTACACAATCAAACAACGCATCGTCTGACGCAACAGCTGATACGCTAGATAACATTACACTATCTGAGTTTGTTGATTCCGACCCGGTTGCAAACGGTAATTTCAAAATAGCAGCGGGCAGCGATTTAGACACAAACAGTATTGGTGCGTTTATACAAACGGCCGGTGGTGAAACTCTAATAGTAGATAGTGGTACATTTACGATCTCAGGCACTGCGATTCCACTATTCGCATCTTTTAACACTTCAGCAGAAAGCGGTTCTTACTCACTCGCCGGAACAGATGTCACGCTACAGGCGGTTACCGGTTTAATTGTAGATAGTGGCAGTTACAATTTAACCGGTACAGATGTTGGGCTTATATTCGGCTATAGCATCACAGCAGAAACAGCGGCCTACACATTAATTGGCACCAGCCAATTATTGAGGGCCGATATAAACATTTCTGCTAATACTGGCGCGTACAGCCTATTAGGTACTGAAACACCAATTAGACATGATGCGAATACGTCGGCAAGTAGTGGGGTATTCAATATAGCTGGCACTAATGTAAACTTGGCCGCTAACTATGTTATAATTGCAGCAACAACAAGTTATACGTTAACCGGCTCGAACGTAACCCTAAAATATTCAGGTGATGTCGCGCTAGATATTGGTGTTATAACCGCCTTTTTTGGTGATGACGGTGTAAGCGCAAGCTACAAGCCAAGCGAGGTAATAACAAGTTACAAAGTGAATTCAACAACGGTAAGTTTTAAGGGCTAATAATGGCAGCATTCAATAAATTTAATCAGTTCGTAGCCGACACGCAAAACGGTGTTCATAACATAAGTAGCGATACATTAAAGTTCATGCTTACCAATGTCGCACCCGTAGCCACAAATAGTGTTAAGGCAGACTTGACCGAGATATCAGCGGGTAATGGATATACGGCAGGCGGTACGGCGGTAGCAATCACAAGCTCAACGCAAACGGGTGGCACTTATAGCGCAGTGCCTACGGCAGATGTGGTATTTACAGCAAGTGGCGGCTCAATTGGGCCGTTTAGGTATGTTGTTTTATATAACGACACGCCAACGAGCCCAGCAGACCCACTAATTAGTTGGTATGATAGAGGTTCAAGCGTCACGCTATTAGATACAGAAACATTCACAGTAGACTTACAAGCAACATTGTATACATTAAGCTAGTGGGTGGCACATGGCATTGCAGAACAATATACACGCTGGATTCAATAACCCCGTAGTGATCCTGTTTGATGGATTGCCAGGGGATGGTTTGAACGAGTTTGATAATGGTATATTTGCCAAGTTTAAAGATGACGAAAGGGATTCAATATCAAACCCAACAAGCGTCGTTATTAACAGCAACACCCAGCTAGATTTATTCTTTGGAGACACAACGGAAACCGGTTCAGCCCTATGGGAAATATGGGGTGTTGATTCAGGTGGAAATAAAACATTACTAACCGGCGAGTGTATTTGTAACTTGCCACGCACGAAGGTTTGTTAAGATGATTAAGTATTTACCATTACTACTAAGCTTTAACACTATAGCCTCAACAGTAGAGTTAAAGACTCACGAACTAGGTGGCTACAAAGGTTTTCAATTGAGTAATAACTACACGATAGGCAACACTGGCCTATTCACTTCAGTTGCAAAGCTTGATTGGGAATACCAAGACGTAGAACGCGACATATACAAAGTTGGCATTAACCACACTGCAAAACTGAACTCAATCAATATCCAAGTTGGCGCTAACGGCGTACAGAACAAAGTGGGCGGCTTTGATGGGTTTAATAACTTCAGTGTGTCAAAGAATGGCAATGAGCTTTACATAAAAGCTTCATGCAATATCGACAAGCTAACATTTGACGCTAAATACGAATCAAATACATATCAATCATACGACGAAAAAGTATATACGTTTGGCGTTCAATACAACTACGGTGATTACGGGTTTAGAATTCAATCAAGGGATGGTGTAACTGAACTGGGTGTGGGGTACAGATACTAATGGCCGCACCAAAGGGTAATCAATTTTGGAAGATGGTTAAAGACCCAACAGGTAGGCCCAAGATGTTCGAAACACCACAAGAGTTATGGGATGCCGCCGTTGGCTATTTTGAATGGGTTGAGGCAAACCCCCTAGAAGAAGAGAAGCTTTTCCACTTTCAGGGCGAGGTTGTGAGAGCTAACACCACAAAGATGCGAGCAATGACACTGCAAGCATTTTATCTGTTTGCTGGTATTGATAGGTCCACGTTCGAAAATTACGATTCAAAAGAGGGTTATGAAGAGTTTTTCTCAATCACAACGCGTATACGTGAAACAATAAAGGAGCAAAAGTTCACAGGGGCGGCAGCAGAACTGCTGAATCCTAACATTATCGCTAGGGATTTAGGGCTTACTGACAAGAAAGTTGTCGAACAAACTGGCAGCACAGTTAACTACAACATACCCGAAGGCGCAAGTGCAAAAGAAGCGGCACAAGAGTATCTTGATATAATTAACCAAAAATAACGAATAACTATATAGCGGAGTATCAAAAATCGTGGGGGTATATCCGCTATTATGAATAATTATACAGTTGATTATAAATCAGAGTTTCAAAACAGGCTCGACAGGCTAAAGGCTATAAACAGTTCGCCAAAAGTGGCCTTTGGTGCAATCCAATACTACAAGCAAAACCCAGTCGAATTTATCAAGCACTGGTGTACGACATACGACCCCCGCAACGCATCAAGCGAAGAAAAGCCAACTACAATGCCGTTCATCCTATTCCCACGGCAAGAAGATTTAATTAACTGGGCGATGAATCACATTAGCAACAAGTCCGGCGGCGCAATAGAAAAATGTCGTGATGCTGGGGCAACCGAAACCTTAACAGCTTTCAGCGTTTGGGCGTGGTTGTTTCTTGATGGTTTTTCGATTGGTTGGGGAAGTCGTAAAGAAATGTTAGTGGATAGGATTGGCGATCCCGATTCAATCTTTGAAAAGCTTAGAAACAAGATTAGGCATCTTCCAAAATTCTTTTTACCCGATGGATTTAGCGAAAACGAACACTTCAACTACATGAAGATAATCAATCCTGATAACGGCAATACCATAACGGGTGAGGCTGGCATTAACATCGGTCGTGGTGGTCGTAAGTCCATTTACTTTGTGGATGAGTCGGCACACTGTGATAAGCAGGAAGCTATAGCGGCGGCATTAGGTGACAACACTAACACTGAAATTCACATAAGCTCAGTTAACGGGATGAACCTGTTTTACAAGCGAGCAAAGGCGAACGGTGGCAAGGATACGTTTATATTTGACTGGCGGCAGGACCCAAGAAAAGACCAAGAGTGGTACGACAAAAGAAAACAGGAAGCCACCGACAAGGGCTTGCTTCATATATTCATGCAAGAAGTTGAAAGGGATTATGCTGCGGCTGTTGAAGGTATCATGATTAGACCCGATTGGTTACGGGCTTGCATTGATGCACACAAGAAACTTAACTTTGAGGCTACCGGCATAACTCAATACGGAACGGACGTATCGGACGAGGGTGGCGACATTGACGCAATAACCGGGCGTAAGGGTTCTATTGTTAATTATATTGATAGTTGGAACTGTGCAGGCGATCACGATTACTCGGCAGGCAAGGCGACGGACATTGCTCATTCAAACAATGCCGATAAGCTTATTTATGATTCCATCGGTGTTGGTGCAGGATTTAAGACGGCGATAAAGCATATTGAAAACATCGATTGTGAAGTCATTGGCTGGAATGCTGGTGGCGCTGTAATAAATAAAGATGACCGAGTTTACAACGACGATGAAAGCGAAGAGGATAAGCGTACCAATAAAGACTTTTTTATGAATGCCAAGGCCCAAGGCTGGTGGAATATACGCGAGCGAGCCAGAAAAACATTCATGGCCATCGAGAACGGAAAGGAATACCACCCTGATGAGATGATAAGCTTTGATTTGGGCGCGTTAGGGTTTGAAGAGATAGAAAGCTTAATTTCTGAACTGTCAGCGCCGAAAATGAAGTATAGTAATGGTAAGGTTAAGGTTGAGTCTAAGCAGGAAATGAAAGACCGAGGTATAGACTCACCAAACAAAGCCGATTCTTGTATAATGGCATTTGTAGAAGCGGACGAGCCAGAATCAGTTGGTCTTGTTATGCCAAGCCGATTTAGACGAAGGTAATAGATTATGAAAGTAAACAAAAACATGGAAATGGCCGTAAATGCGGTTGGCTCAGAAATTAGAGGCATACGAGGTGAGTTTAACAGCCTAATATCTGACCCAAAACATGATAATTTCTATCAAGAAATGGGGATGAAAAAGGAGCTGTCATTCCAAGATTTGTTTGACTTGTATGATCGGGAGGGTGTCGCATACGGCGCGATTAACCAACTTTCTGACAAATGCTTTGAAACCGCACCAACAATAAAAAACTCAGGCGATGAAGCGGCAGAGGAAAGCCAAGTTGATAGAGAGATTAAGGCATTTGCTAAATCAACACGATTATGGAACAAGTTTAAGGAAGTTGATAAGCGTCGCATGGTTGGCGAATACTCTTGCCTAATCATGCAAATCAAAGACGACAAGAACTGGGCTGAGCCTGCTGAGAATGTGAAACCAGAAGATGTCATAGGGTTTATTCCTGTATGGCAGAAAAACATAACTGTTAGCCAGTACGACGTTAATACATTCTCCCCCATGTATGGAATGCCGCTAATCTATTCATTCAATGAGTTTGATTTCAATAGCCAGTCTACACAAAACCCATTACCTGGGCGTAACGTGTCGATTCACTACACTCGGGTTATTCTGTTAGGTGACACTTATTATGGCCGGTCTATGTTGGCCAGTGGGTACAATGCTGCAAGGTCATTGGAAAAGGTGACACTAGCTGGCGGTGAGGGCGTATATAAAAACGCATCATCCCGCATCAACATGAATTTCAGCAAGGATGTTGACCTGAACAAAATAGCTAAGTTGTATGGCGTTAAGCTTGAAGAGTTAAGCGATATAGTTAACGAGCAGATACAGGACTTAAACGCCTCGTTTGATTCGGCAATAATCACACAGGACGCGGCGACAAACATATTAAGCGTGACACTGCCAGACACCAGGGACAACTTTGATAACCCACTGGCCGTGTTTGCTGCATCAATACAAATACCATCAACAATCATCATAGGCATGCAGACAGGTGAGCGCGCAAGTTCAGAGGACCAGAAGCAATTTAACAAACGTTGCACATCAAGGCGAAACGTAGAGTTAACGCCAGACATTGAAAACATGTTTTTGCACTTCCAATCTTTGGGTATGTGGCAGGGGCAGGATATTAACGTTCATTGGGATTCGCTGCTTGATGCGAGCGATGCTGAAAAATTAGATAACGCCAAGAAGATGAGTGACATTAACAAAAACCAATTAGCAACCGGGCAAGTAACATTCAGCGATGAAGAAATAAGAGTTGCAGCAGGACTAACAGCAGAACCAGAAGGTGATGTTAACGTAGAGGGTGAGGGTGAGGCCGAGGAAGAATAATGGTCACACAGGCAATTATACCGCGCAACAAACAAGACCCCACAGGAGTTGCTAGGCGAATAAGTGGGGCAAGCAATGATTTTGCCAGGCGCATTAATGGCGTTAAGCGCGACATAGTCGCATTAATTAAAGACTTACCCTTTGAGGTAATCGAGGTGAACACCAATGATAGGTTATTAACCGTTGCCATGGCTGTGAATGATGACGACACCACAAAACAAAAAGCAATTGAGTTGTCATCTACAAATAAAGTTAGTGAATTAAACCTGTTGATAAACCGATGTGTAGAATCCAATGAATACAATCTGTGTGAACTGCATCTCAATGACTCGTTTTATAATTTCCTTCTGAGTGAGCAAGAGTTACTAAACACCAATCGAACCATACAAGAAATAATCGATGGTTGGTTTATGGTTGACGTTAACGGTAATCCGATAATAGACACCCAGGCTCGCCAATTGTGGTTTATGGAAAGTTATGTTGAACCAAGCTACCAACAGGGAACCGCGCAAGAACATGCTAACCTGTCAATCCAATCCCAACCCTACGAGAACGCAAGGCCAAGTGTAGAATCAATACTATTAAGTCAGCCCTATCAAGCGAGAATAGGCCGTGTGGCATCACGTGAGTTTGAAACAATGGAAGGCTTCACTGCTGATACGGTTAAAGCGGTTAGGCAAATCTTAGCTAGTGGTATAGCTGCAGGGCAGAACCCCAACGTAATAGCAAAGTCCATAGCAAAGGAACTTAACACCAAACCAGATGGCAAAGGCTCATACCACGGCACAATGGCCAGAGCCAGACGCATAGCCAGGACTGAGATAACCGGCGCACAACGATCGGCAAGATGGGATGAGGATTTAAGCGCCGAAGTTGATTTAGGTATTAAAACAATGCAGATGCACATATCTGCACTAATGCCCACAACACGCCACACACATGCTAAAAGGCATGGTGAGACATTCACACAGCGAGAGGTTAGGGATTGGTACACGGTGGATGGAAACGCTATTAACTGCCTATGTACACAAGTTGGCGTGGTGGTAGATGATGAAGGTGAACCGATTAACATGAACGCAATAAAAAAGGCGCTAAAACAGCGCCAATCTTTCTTTGGTTTTTAGCCACATAACACGCCGCCCGATAGGACAACAAGTTGCCTATCAGCTAAACGTTATGTTGCAACTGCATTTAGCAGTTTGTCAGCAGTTAACCCGTAAACCTCTCTTAAGCTATTTAAAACCTTTGCTGTCGGATTCCCGCTTTTGCCGCTTTCTGGATCAAACAAATGTGGTTTTGTTATTCCAATTTTATCAGCTGCTTTTTGCAGACTAAGACCCTTATTTAGTCTTTCTTTTTTAATAATTTCACCTAGTCGCATAACTAAACACCTTCGGCTCTGCGGCTAATCTCATCCGACAGGTCTTTAATATGATTGACCAGCAGCTCAAAATTTAACGCGTTGTCACTCTCAACGCTTGCACATATATTATCCAGTGATGTTGCAACTTGATTAAGTCTCTCTGCAATGTCTGATAAATGCTCGTTTTTTAAATTCATTGTTTTTTCCTTTATTTATTAATTTACAACATAACAAGGCAATCATGCGGACAAGCCGCATATTGCAGCGGTTATACCCCCTGTTGCCTTCTGACACTCTCAACCCGTTTATTCTGGTCGTCGTGTCGTTTAAGTATTTCTGCTATTTGTGCGAACCAGTAGTTATTCATTAAAACACCAAATTTTCATGTTTATCGCACACC